AATACCAGCATGGCAAAATAAGATGCAAGCTATGGCTTACGAAGATAGCATATACACTAGAATATCTCACTATTCGTATGAATTAAGAAACAATAGATTAAGATTGTTTCCTGTACCTGACGATTTTTCACCAGAATATTTTTGGGTTGAATTTACAATACCAAGTGATATTTGGGATGAGTCTGATGACATAGACTTTGGCGTTTCTGGCGTAAACAATATGAACACTTTGCCGTTTGACAATATTCCATACAATAACATCAATTCCATTGGTAAGCAGTGGATTCGAAGATTTGCTTTGGCGTTATCAAAAGAAGTTTTAGGACATGTTCGTAGTAAATTTGGTGCAATACCCATACCCGGCGAATCAGTAACGTTAAATGGCGAGGCTCTAATCTCGCAAGGAAAAGAAGAGCAAGAAAAATTAAGAGAAGAATTAAAAACGGTTCTTGGTGAAATGGAATACAACGATCTTATGAAACAAGATGCTGAAATGGTTGAGGCGTCCTCAAAGATTTTCCAAGCAACTCCGTTGCCGATATTTGTGGGGTAAATAAATGTCAGATGATAACGAATGGAAACAACCAGATGCGCCACCACCCCCACTTTTTCTTGGTGAAAAAGAAAGAGACCTTGTAAAACAAGTAAACGATGAGTTAATCGAGCGAGTCATCGGGCAACAGATCGTGTATTATCCTATTGATATAAGTAGAACAAATTTCAACGACTTATATGGTGAAGCGATTGAAAAAACATTTTTGCCGCCAGTTCGTGTTTATGCCCTGGTTAATTTTGAGGGCATTCAAACAAAGTATTCTTCAAATATTGGGCTTGATAAAGATATTTCTTTAATCGTACATTTTCACAAAAGAAGGCTTACTGAAGATCAGGACTTATTTGTGAGAGAGGGCGATTTTATTGTGTATGGTGATGTTTTTTATGAAATTGTTACGTTAGCTGAGCCCAAACAAATGTTTGGGCAAATCGACCATAGGATGGAAATTTCAGCAAAATGTATAAGAGCAAGAGAGGGTTTATTCGATGCCAGTTAGAAATAAAGAAAACGAGGCTAAGTTAAAAGAAATTACTTTTATGCCCTCGACCTTGGAAACTATTGACCGCGCATTTTATGAATTTATAGACGACAAATTAAATATTTTTACCTCTACAAACAAGGGGTGGAATAAAACACCGGTTTTGTGGGTGTCTGCCGAAAGAGCTTTTCAGATTAAAAACAACAAAGAACTAAGAGATAGCAATGGCGTTTTAAAATTGCCAATCATTACAATTGAAAAAACATCAATAACAAAAGACCCTACAATGCATGGTCGTTTAACTGCGCATATTCCCGATGTTGATGATCCTCGTGGTGGAACAATTGTCATAGCAAGAAGAATTCAACAAGAAAAAACATCAAACTTCGCAGCTGCAGATTCTGCTCGAATGCGTGGAGCAAAAAATGCCGAAAGAGTTGGTAACAATCAAAATTACTTTCCTCGAAAAAATAAAAAAATTGTTTATGAAAATATATCTATCCCGTTACCAGTTTATGTAAATATTAATTACACTGTGACTTTGCGCGCAGAATACCAGCAACAAATAAATGAAATGCTTACGCCATTTTTGACAAGAACTGGACAAATTAATAACTTTTTTATTAACCATGATGGACATAAATTTGAAGGCTTTTTGCCAAAAGATTTTGCGGCTAACAATAATGTTCAAGATCTTGGAGAAGATGAAAGAATGTTTGAAACAAAAATTGATATTCGTGTGCTTGGTCACTTGATTGGTGCTGGTAACAATCAAGAGAGGCCAAAAGTCGTTATTCGTGAAAATGCAGTGCAAATTAGATTCCCTAAAGAGCGTGTTATGGTGGGCGACGAACACCCAGATTCTTCTGATAATGTAAAGGTCGGAAGAAAAGACCGTTTTTATAAAGAGTTATAATTCTATTTTTGGTGTTTGCACAAGAAAGCAACTATTTACTATACGAAAAGGCAATAAATAAATGGCCGAAATCTAAGGAGAAGCCTGAATATGTCAGCAAAAAAGTTTAAGTTTGTATCGCCAGGAATTTTTATCAACGAAATTGATAATAGTTTTATTCCTAGAACCCCAGAGGCGATGGGCCCAGTGATCATCGGTAGGACCGAACGAGGCCCCTCAATGCGCCCAATTAAGGTGCATTCGTTTTCAGAATTCGTTGAAGTTTTTGGAAACCCAATTCCTGGAGGTCGCGGAGGTGATGTTTGGCGTGATGGAAACTACGTTGGCCCCACATACGCTGCATACGCTGCTCAAGCTTATTTAAGAGCCGGCGTTGGCCCTGTTACAATGATTCGACTTCTTGGTCATGACCACGACAACGAAACAACAAGCGGAGGCGATGGCGCTGCTGGTTGGAAAACTGGTGCTGGTCCAACAACCGATAGATCAACCAACAATGGTGCTTATGGTCTGTTCTTGTGGAACTCCGGTTCGTTTCCCGAAGTGGGAGATGACAAGACCACTGCAGAAGGCCCCAGAATACCAGTTTCTGGAACCCTTGCGGCAGTATGGTACTTAACCGAAGGATCCATAATGCTGTCCGGAAGTTTACTCAGTGGTGGCGACAATGACGCAGAGCTGGGCGGCGATATCAACATTACAGGATCGGCCTTTCTAACGCCTTCAATTGGCGCTTCTCACGAATACAGAATCATCATTAAAGATTCAAACAATACAACTGTCAAGCAAACAACATTCAATTTTGACGATACCTCTGACAAGTATATTCGTGACGTGTTCAATACCAACCCACAGTTGACAAATACACAATTTACTCAAACTTCGCAGGTTGAGAAGTATTGGCTAGGCCAAACATACGACAACTTTGTTAGATCTCATGTTACTGGAACAGCATCTGGCAAATCTCACGCTGCTATTCTCGCGATTGAAAGTGGAACAGTTGGCCCACACGATATGAAAGGTTCTATGCAAAATGCAGAGACTGGATTCTTTATCTCTCAAGATTTAAGTTTAGACTTTGCAAACTTTGACGCATCTCAAATGCAAAAGTTATTTAAGTTCGTTGGTCTCGACCATGGTGCTTGGATTCAAAAAAATCTTAAGATTTCTATTGAAGATATTAAAAAATCTACTAGACCAGAATCTGATCTTTATGGTACATTCTCAGTTGTTCTGAGAAGAATTGAAGATTCTGACAACGCTGTAAAAGTCGTTGAAAGATTCTCAAGCTGTACCTTGGACCCCAGTTCTCCTGATTATATTGCGAGAAAGATTGGCGATCAATACTTCCAATGGTCTGACACAGAACGTCGTCTTAGAATTTATGGACAGTACCCAAACCGTTCTAATTTTATTCGTGTCGTAATGAATGAAGATGTTGATGCTGGATCTACAGATCCTAGATATCTTCCATTCGGTGTTCACGGCCCTGTTAGATTTACAGGTTGGACATATATGTCTGGCGGAACCGGCGTATCTCCTTTGGGTGTTTATGGCATGGACCATGGCGTTGAAGAATTAGGTGGCGGCGCTGACTTTACAGATGTTGATAAAGATAGATTTGTTAAGGGCGCTCAAGATATTGCTGACTCATTCGAAGGTCATGGTGGCGATGACGCTAATCAACCTGATGGCACGATATTTATGTTTACTTATGCCGAACCTGATATGGAGTGGTCAGGCTCTGTTGTGTATCCAAGCGTTCCACTAAGAGTGTCTGCATCTGATGGTGCTGTATCAGACCCAACCAAAGCTTACTTTGGTTTCCAAACAACTAGAGAACGCGCAAGCACAAGATACGATAGAAGCATTCCCGATGTTTTGCGCGCGTTACCAATGGGCATTAGTTCATTCGTGCCAGTAGCAGAAGATGTTTTGGACAGTCAACGAATCCCCGGAGCAACTGAATACTCGTTTATTTTCACTCTTGACGATATTATTACAGACACAGATAAAACTCAGGATCCTGTTTATGTGTCTGGCTCTAGAGTGGCAGGTAACTCTGCAACCACCGGTGGATATAATCAAATTCTATCGGCTGGTCATGACAGATTTACATCACCATTCTTCGGTGGTTTCGATGGTCTCGACATTACAGAGATGGAGCCATTTAGAAATACGCGCTTAGATGATGGAAACAATGAATTTGACAACTACGCATTTAATACTGTTAAGCGTGCAATTGATACAGTCACAGACCCAGAGTTTGTTGAGTACAACTTAATGGTCGCACCTGGAATCACAAATGAAACATTGACACAGCATATGGTCAATGTTTGCGAAGATCGCGGAGACGCACTAGCAATTATTGATCCAAAGGGTGGATATGTTTCTGTGGCCGAGAACACAGATAGCGAAGTAAATCGTAGAGGTAGTGTTTCTAGCGTTGTCAACAACATGAGAGATCGTGGCCTTAGCACCAGTTACGGATGCGCATACTACCCTTGGGTAAGAATCCAAGATACGCTTAGTAACCAAACAATTTGGATGCCGCCCTCTGTTGTTGCGCTTGGCACATTCGCTAGCTCGCAGCGCAAATCAGAACTTTGGTTTGCACCCGCAGGATTTAATCGAGGTGGTCTAACCGAAGGTTCAGCCGGATTACCGGTCGTCGGAGTTAGAGAACGTCTTACATCTGCAGATCGTGACGATCTTTATTCTGCTAATATTAACCCAATCGCCACTTTCCCATCAGAAGGAATTGTAATTTTCGGACAGAAGACTCTGCAGATGCAAAGATCTTCGCTTGATAGAATCAACGTCCGTCGTTTGATGATCTTCCTTAAGAAAGAAGTTTCTAGATTGGCGACAAGAGTGCTTTTTGACCAAAACGTCGAAGCAACTTGGAATAGATTTAAAGCACTGGTCGATCCTTTCCTTGCAAGCGTCAAAGCACGCTTTGGTATTACGGAGTATCGATTGGTTCTTGACGAGAGCACAACGACCCCTGATTTGATTGATCAAAACGTCCTCTATGCTAAGATTCTTTTGAAACCAGCAAGGTCAATTGAATTCATCGCCATCGACTTTGTGATTGCAAATACAGGCGCTTCGTTTGACGATTAATACAATTGATGACTATATACTATTGAAGGAGAATTAGTTAAATGGCATTTTGGACAGAAGTCACTGCAGACACCAAAGACCCAAAAAGACAGTTTAGATTTACTTTACAAATCACCGGTTTTGGTGCCGGGCTTATTTGGTTTGTTAAGAAGATCAATAAACCATCTTTTACAATTTCAGAAACACCACACAAATATTTAAATCACACTTTTTACTATCCCGGTAAGCTTGAGTGGAATACAGTTACGGCTACTTTGGTTGACCCAGTTGATCCAGATGTTGCAGCAACTCTCTCAGACCTTGTGCAGTTGTCAGGCTATAAACCTCCTGGCACACCAAATGAAACTAGCACGATGTCTAAAGGCAAGTCGGTTGGAGCTTTGCAAGATGTTGTCATTACACAAATTGATGGAAATGGCGCTTTTGTCGAAAGATGGACTTTAAGAAACGCTTTTATTAAAGATCTTAAGTATGGCGATTTAGATTATGATGGTGACGATATGACCATGGTAGACGTTGAGTTTCGTTACGATTTCGCAGTTTGTGAAACATCGATCGGTAGTAACGTTGGCGGTGGACAAAGATTCTTTAGCGTTGATGGCACATAATAATAAACAACACTTAAATAAAACGAGAGGTGAAACTTGGCCAGAAATAACTCTAGACGCTTAGGCGCTAGAAGCGGTGGTGATAAAACTCCCACCCCACCTGTTATGGACGTAGATAAAGGAGTGGATGGTGATTCTTCGCCACTTTCTTTTGTCGTCCCTACAGAATTTGTAGACTTACCATCAAAAGGTAAGTTTTATCCACAAAATCATCCTTTGCACATGGTCGATACAATAGAGATTCGACACATGACAGCAAAAGATGAGGATATTCTAACATCAAGAACACTATTAAAAAAGGGTATCGCCTTAGATCGCTTTTTGAGCAATGTACTTGTTAACAAAAGAATTGATATATCAAAATTATTAGTATGCGATAAGAACGCAATGATTGTCGCAGCAAGAATTTCAGGATATGGCGCTGAATATAACACAAGAGTGGTTTGTCCTGCGTGTTTAGCTCAAGTTCAACATGACTTCGACTTAAGCAGTGCGGAAGTTATAACTACTGATGATATTGATTATGAAGAGCATAACGTTACTTGTACCGAAAATGGCACTTTTTTGATTGATTTGGAGAAAATGAATGTTCAACTTGAAGTACGACTTATGTACGGCGCTGATGAAAAAGAGATAGTCAGATTGTCTGAACAAAATAAGAAAAATAAGCGTGTTCAATCTGTCTTGACAGATCAGCTTAAAAGATTTATTGTTTCAGTTAACGGTGATACCGAAAGACGAACAATTAATTATGTTGTTGACAATATGCCGGCAGCAGATGCCAGACAATTAAGAAAAACATATCAAGCCATTACTCCAACTGTCGATTTGACACAGGATTTTGAATGCGACGAATGCGGCCACGAGCAGCAAATGGAGGTGCCGTTTACTACGGACTTTTTTTGGCCTGACCGATGAATACATAGAACAAGTGTATGAGCAATTCTTCTATTTACAGTATGTCGGTGGCTGGAGCTTTATAGAGGCTTATAATTTGCCTGTTGGATTGCGAACTTGGTTTGTTAAAAGATTGGCTAAGCAAATAGAGACTGAAAATAAAGCTTATGAAGACGCATCTTCTGGAAATAAAAACAGTAAAACATATACCGTTGACCAATTGTCGCAGTTTCCAGGTCTTGGTGATGGATTAGGCCGAAAGTCGTAACTGGCTTTCGGTTATTTTTATTTATGAAAACTAATTATTTTAGTTGAGGGTTTTTTATGGAAAAACAAGATATCAATGAGGACAAGATTACTGAATATGTGATCGATTTTGCTGAGTTGAGAGAAAACAAGTTAGACGAAAGTTTTTTGTCTGCTTTTGGAAATATTACAAAAATGATTTTGGGCAGAATGTTCGGCTCAGATGATTTATATTTGCCGGTATCTGTTCGTGGAACCCGTAGTGAGGTTAATGCTTTCGCAAAAGCGCTGGGTAGTGAAAAAAGGTATTTAGATGCCTATAAAAAGCACGGTTTAAATGATCCAAGAACACATAGAAGCAAAAGCATGCTTAAAAGAGCCGTGGAGAAATTTACCAGAGCCACTGGTCTAAAATGGCCGTTTAAGTAGGAGGCTAATAATTGGCCATTTTTTTCGAAAATGATGATCCGACCCAAGGGGGCGCAACAGTTGACCCTGCTAAAACAGCAGCAAGTCAAAGAGCCCTTGAGCGCTATAAAGAATCACTAGATGCGACTGCTGCGCGCACTCAAGCGCTTATGGATAATTATAATAAGCTTAGTGACGCTCAGAAAGCTAACTCTGATATTGTTCAAAGGGTTTATGATCAAAAAATAGAATTATTAAGAAAAATTGAGCAAGAAATAGAGGATGTGGAAGCAGTCACAGAAAGCCACGTACAGGCTGCAAAAAAATTAGGCATTACGATACAAGCCGGCGAAAATTATTTAGCAGTATTAGGTCAATTAAAAGACGCTACTGATGAACTAACAGATGCGCAAGCTGCAGCCAATGAAAAATACGAAGATGCCATTGATAAATTTTTAGGACTAGGCGGTTTCGGCAAAAGACAGATTGAAATACAAAAAAAGCTTTCACAAAGTATTAAAATTACTGGGATGCGCATCAAACAAATGGGAATGGGTGCGTTTTTGGCATCCAAAGCAAAACAAATTTTAACTGGCATTGTTGGCAAGCTTCAAGAGGCTTTTATTGTTTTATTTCTTAGCATGTTTAAGGTTGCCTTTGCCTTAGACAAAATGACTTCAGAGTTCAAAAAGCAAACCGGTATAATGGATGGCGAATATACAGATGCAATTGTTGACACGTATACCGAGCTTCGACAATATGGCGTCACAGTGGAAAATGCTGGAAAATCTCAAGCTGCCTTAGTGCAGGGATTTACAAATTATACCATGCTTTCAAAAAGTGAGCGCGCCACCATTCTAAGAACAACTGCGGTTCTAGAGGCCCAAGGAATTGCCGCAGAAACAACAGCAGCATCTTTTCAAGTTGCAACAAAGATTCTAGGAGAAACTGGGGACCAAGCAGACGAG